TTTGTGCTAATTGTAATCTCTTAAAATCATCCAATAGACGCTCAACATAAACTGCCGCATCCATTAGTTCTTCCTGTAAATGAACAAGCCATTCAAGTGTGTTCAAATCAGTGCGTTCCATTGTCACACCGTATTTATTCTTACCTACTTCGGCTCTTTCACGAATCTTGTTAATTACTTGTTCTTCGTATTTACTCATTATATTCATCCCTTCCAGTCAAATGTTCTTGTCCGTATTTAATCATCATGTTTCTCAATTCCTCCTGTATAAGTGGGAAGTTAGCATAATGTGGCATGTCAATCGCACCGAGGATAGAAACTATGTCCTCACGCAACCCATTGACTTCCTTCTCCAATTCATTCAGCGAAACTCTCACTGATGTTATCCATTTGTTTATTTCAGTCATTCTTCTTCCTCTTCCGGTGCTGTCAAATATTCCATTACATTTTGTGCCATCACGGTAGCCATACTACGACTACCCATAGCAAATGCAATTTGAACAGACTTACTCTTAGCATACATTCTTAGGAACTCAGCCTCATCCATGTTCTTGCTTCGTAGTAATGCTTGTATTCTTTCGTTCAATTCTCTTACTGTTGCTAATAATGATTCCATTTTAAGCACCCATCCTCGGCGCACGAAGCACTGTAACTTTTTCATTGGCGAAAACGATTGGTTTTTCGTCGTCGTAAATAACTGATACGAACTGTTCCTTGCTCACCAATTTACTGATAGGTAAGGAAATTTCAACCGTAGCCTTTCTTGCATTACCCTCAGCGTGAACGCTGGTATAAACACTTTCGTTATTCTTTGTTGAACTAATCTTGAGGTTTTCACCATCCCAATCTAACATATAGATTGAGTTGCCCACCTTTTCAGCAAGTTCCATAGCCTCAGATAGTTCGTCTGATTCCATGCTAAGAACAGTTTTAAGTGCAAGGGTTTCTGTTACGAAGATAGGTTCGTCGTTTCTATCCATCTTTCTAATAACCGAGCGACTTAAATTGCGAAGATTATCTTTGAGCCTATAAATAACATTAAGTTCAGAATGTCTTCCCAATACAGGTAAAGTTACAATGCTATTACCTGCCGCTAATTCAATCTTTCCATCATCACTCTTAAACACTACATCGGTATCGCTAAGATACTTTTCTAATGTTGAGCCGGACAGACTAATGCTACCATTAACTGCCTCTTCATCGTTGTGTCTATAAACTACATAGGTGTAATTATTAGCATTTTGAATATACACCATTGGGCGTTCCACTTCGATATAAATATCGTCGCACAACACACTGGTTTTATTACCCATACCTTCATTGTATTTCCCTCGTAGTCTACAAATATTAATTGCTTCTTTCAATTCTTTTCCGTTCATTCTAAATTCCATTTAAATTCCTCCATAATATATAATAACATAACAGCACCCCTATATCAAAAACCATTACACTCAAAGGTTGTTTTCTTTGATTGGTGTTAAGCCGTTCCAAGAAACAGTACCCTTGTTGTTTTCAAACAATAAAAAGGTTTGACCCTCGTTGTTTGCATTGGTCTTTGACTTGAGAACCTTAGCGTGTAATTTTGTTGTTCCATTTCTTTCTTCACGGTAAGTGTGAATGTGTTGGAACAGTTTAGCGGTAGTGGACTTTTCCCAATCGGGCTTTTGTCCTACTACTTCAAACCCATCATGCACTTCCTTCATATGAGTAATGAAGAACTTGTGGCAATCTAATTGACAAGCGGCCTTAAACAGTCGCTGGTATTCTTGGGTTCTGGCAAACCATTGGGTAGGAACCATCTTGACTTTATCTGCCAATCTTGGGTCACCACCCTTAATATGATTTTGTCGGGCAATCATATTTGTAGTATCAAGCCAAGTATCAAGGCCATCAAAAACAATAGCCTTAACCCCTTCAACTTCAATTACTTCTTCACCGAACTCAATCTTCTTAGTTTCAATTGCTTCCTTGACCATTCCCATAAAGAAACGGGCCATATCAGCAGTAGCCAAGTAATCCACTGTCATGTCTTCTTTGTAGACATGGGGATTATAGATAAACACTTTATCATCGCTTGACCAGTGTTGACGCCAAGTAGGTTCAGCACCTTCATCAAAGTCAAGAATAAAAACCCAGTGGGTTTCTTTCTCTTCATCAGTTCTACAATCAATTGCTAATCCGGTCTTTCCAGTTCCGGGGTCACCACTAATTCCACACAGCATAAAAGCCGCATTGTTTTCCAACAATTTCCTTCGCTGACTAAAGGCCTTTGCCTTTGCATTAGCGAATGCACTCTTGTTGTCTTCTTCTTTTGCATTCTTTACGAGATTACTCGCCTTTCCTTTTCCTTTCAAACTCATTGTTCTTCCTCCTTAAATTGTTCACTTAGTATTTTTAGTTGTTTTTCATGCACTAAGCGTGTGAACATTTTTCCGCTCTTCATGTGAAAACGCACACTGTACCTATCAAAGTCATTGTCGTCTTCTTTCCATTCTATTGTTTCAACCTCTTCGAGGTCAAGTAGTATTTCGTTCATTTTAATTATCATCTTTTCCACCTTTAAAGTATAGGCTTCGCACCTATTTGACCGTCATTAACGCCAACGATTACACAAGTGGGTTAAGAGTATCACCAGAACTCTAGTGATTCCCCTTCATCTTCTTCTTCTACAATTACTCCAGTTGCACTACGGGCATAAACACCGTACAAATTAATTGTAACGGGGTTGTATTCACCGTCAATAGGTGAACCCGATTCGTCTTTCTTCTGTGTTTGGTTTGTTCGACCAACAATAATAACATCGGAACCAACGCCGAAGTTAATATCTACATGAGATGGAACCCAGATAGGTGTTGATTCGGGAATATCATCCACATCAAAGCCGTAATTAGCATCAACAGGTTCAACCCAAATAACACGGTTTCCACTTCGCTCATTAGGAGTTAGATTCATACTCGTAACAATTCCGTCAGTAACGACAAGGCGCAAACCTTGTTGTTGAGAAATCAAGTCGTGGTATGAATCCAATTCAATCATGTCTGCAACATATTCTGCCATGTGTTCAACAAGAATATCTTCCATTGATTCTCCAGAAACATCCACCCATCGTGGGTCTTCTTCATCGAGAACATCAAGATAGTTTAGACTTTCCAATGTCTTGTTACGAATACCATAAATGGCATTACGCTCTTCATTAAACAAACCGTAAATGGTTGTCCAACGGAAGGTTTCAACATTAAAGTTCTTAGCCTGTTCATTCTTAAGTTGAACAGCCCAAAGTTGAATATCTCCATCTTCCTTCATTCCGATGAAATGCGCTCTAAGTTTGTATTCTTCTTTAGGCAACGGCTTACCGTAGTTCTTGTTAGTATCTCCTGATGCCCAAGACTTAACAGGGTCAACAGGAACAATCCAATGGTCTTCACCAACTTCCATAGCCGAAGCAGGTAGTTGAGGAATAACCCTTGTGTCCCATTCACCATTCTTAACTTGAGTCTTTTCGTATGCTCCACCTTCTGTAAGTGTAACTTCTGCGAGAATCTCATCTTTCAATGCTTGTGATGAATCACTGTTAAACTTGCTCAAGACATTCTTTCGCTTCCATTCCATTACATCACGGGCGGGTTCGATTCCAACAAAGAAACCTGTACCTGCATTACCGAAACTTGTTTTTGTAGTACGGTTAGATGCAAGACGGCCACGAACATAATTACGAGTCAAAGTCAAGGCAACAAGTTGTTGTCGCTCATCCTCCAAGTCGAGATTATTGCTACTACCAATCTCCACATATTTTTCATTCATTTCTCCGACTTCAATGCTTAGTCGGGTCGCCAAACTGTTTAGTTCTTTTTCTACTCTTTCAATCATATTTTCACTTTCCTTTTATTTTTTTTGTTTTTTTCTTCATTTCATAAACTGTGCTGTGAACCAAGCCACCAACACTTTCGGAGTCACGCTTCTGCTTCTCCACTCCATTTCTCCTACTGCACCTACTACCTTAAACTTCTCGGTCGAAGATACA